CTACTGATTTCTTATATTCAATCATGGCTGCCAAAAACTCTTTGTTATTTACATAATGTTCTTTTTCAGTTTTTTTATTCATAGTATTCATAATACACTAATACTCCATATTTGTCAATGCTGGGTTGAATATTTAAATTTCATATCAATTTTTATCCTACGCTTGACTCTTGCCTTTTTCTGCGTATAATAGCGGTGTCCGCCTTTGAGAAACAGATACCTAATACCTAATGAAATGTAGGTTCGTCATCTTCAAATTGTTCAAAGATTTCATTAATATTTTTATTCTCTTTATCACTTAATCTTTCTTGTTCATAATTTAATTTTTCTTTAGGGGCAATTTTCTCTACCATATTATAATCTTTAATAATATTCACATAAGACCTTTTCATCTCTTCCGAAGCATTAGTAATTGTCATAATTTTTGTTTTTGGAATAGTTACCACAATATCAGGCGTATAGGCCGCCCATTTAACAAGAGCTACATAATCTCTAAAACCTTGTGGTGTGAGTTGTGGAATATACTTAACTTGTAATGGTTTAAGTAATCTCAATAATTGATGTTTGTCTGGAAATTGTTCCTTTGGAAAAGAACAAACGATATCATCACCGTTCTCTAACTTTATTATTTTTATATTATCCGTTACTTGGTGCATATTTACTCCAAACTAAAATCATAGTTTACTACGATTCTTTTTTGATAATTTATTGGATTATTACCAGAGTGTACAATATCTCCTTTAAAAAATACTGCTCGGCCTTTTTTAGGGCTTACTCTAATAATTTCACCTTCTATATTATTTATGATATCCAAATGTGTCATATCTCCGTCAACATCTTTTTTAGAGTTAAATAATACAGTATCTCCGTCACTATCTTCTGGATAATAAATTAATGAATAATATTTTCCTAAATAACCTTGCAAATCAATATGTGGAACATTATAATTTTCATTAATATGATTAGGATATTGTAATGTTTTTCTAATTCTAATTCTCAAAACCTCTTTAAGTTTCAAGTTTTCATAATCACAAAATTCTCTTAATATAGGCATCACATTATTAATAACATTTTCATTTGAATTTACTCCTAAATTTGTATGTTTTACAGTATGATAAAAACCAGGAGAATATGTAATTCTTTTATTATTTGGCTGTTCTAAATTTTTATTAAAAATACTTGGTGTAAAATACCATGGAAAGTATTCATCATTTAACATATTATATAAATCATTAACAGATTTTTCTGAAAATATATTATTAACTATTTTGTAGTTCGACATTGTGTATTTCATAATCAAAATCTTCTTCGTTGTAAATATTTATTCTTTCTCGGAAATGAGCTAGAGTGTAATTCTCTTTCTCGTTATATGTTAAATCGTCTGCAATATCGTATAAAGTAGCGGCCGACTTATCATCTTTTAATCTTAAACCTCTACCGATTGATTGTAGATTTCTTATCCTAGACTTTGAAGGACTCGCAAAAACAATGTTGTGTAAGTTACGAATGTTAATGCCAGTAGAAAATGTACCATAAGACGCAACGATAATAGCGTTATCGGACTTTTCGGTAATTTCTCTAATCTTTTCTCTCTCATCAGCATCTACTCCCCCATAAACATAGAATACTTGTTTATCTTCAGCCTTTTTTAAAATCTGTTCATGTAGATTTTTACCATGTTTTTCGACATATTGAAACAGACATAGTGAATTTCCTTGTAATTTTGAACATAAGTTAACAATGAATTTATTTCTTTTTTCATGTGCGACCAAAAAGTCCATTTCTTCCTGATAGTTCAGACCATTACAATATTGCCTACTACCATTATCATAACCTAATATCAAAGCATATATTTTCAAGTCAGCTAGTTGTTTTTTGTTCTGTAACTCGGCCGTTGAGATAACTTTGTTTACAGTACCAAATAGTCCTTCTAATACTAACTTATGTGTTTTAGTTCCGTCAAGTGTACCTGTTAGACCATATCTATACTTACAAGTTTCAAGTTTTGTCATAATTTTAGTTAATGAAACGGCCTTAAATAAATGTGCCTCATCACCAACAATAGTACCAAATTGACTAAACCATTTTTTTGGTTGATTATAGATTGATTGCCATGTAGAAATTGTTACTCTTTTGTTTGTATCTTTATCATGGCCTTGATATATCTTATGTACATTTCTTTCACTATTCCAACCGTAATCTTTAAAATCTTTACTTAATTGTTCTACCAATGATGTTGTTGGCACAATAATTAAAACTTTGTTTGCCTTCTTTTCTTTTAACCTGAGTAAGTTAAACCTTGTAATAAGGTAAACAATAAGAGATTTTCCACTAGCGGTGGGTGACAATAATAAACAACGAGATTTTTTAATTGCATAAACAAATGCCTCCTTTTGGTAATCCCTAACTTCAAATGGTATTTTTAAGGCCTTTATAAAACCATCAACGGCCTTTTCATCAACAGTAACATTTGATATTTTAGTACCATTGACAACTTGTATCTCTCTATCTTTACAAAACTTTAAAATATATGGATATAAACCGGCATAGATTTGACCTGTCTGATATGAATATAATCTAATCTTTCCATCCCACACTCTATTTCTATATTGTGGCATGAATTTAAAACCAGGCACTTCAAATGTAAAATATTCTGATAATTCTCTACGAATATTATCTTCAGCTTCTATTGTTAAATAGACTTCGTTTTTCTTTTCTAATACAATATACCTGGTTAATGTCATTATTAAATTGCACCACTTGTAAATTTACGCCAATCAATGGCATTTTTAATCGTAAATGTTCTGTTTGAGATTTGTCTAAGTGTTCTGTCTAAGTAATCAATAACTGCATTAAGATATTGTACTTTTTGTTTTAATCTAATTAATTCTTCATCAGCGTCAATGTACTTATCGACATCTGTTCTAAGTATTTTTAAATCAAAAGGTTTTTCTGCATAGACTGAGGCATCTGCCTTACCTGTATAATACTCCCATTTATCACGCTTCATTTGAGCAAGGTCAGTTTCGGCCTTAGTCAACATAAGTTTAAACTTCGTATAGTGTTTCATATACTTGTTGTGTATTTGGGGAGTTTTAAGGGATTCTAAGTCTAGCTCTGTTTCATTAATGGCCAAGTCTTTATCGGCCATTTCTTGTAGTTTTTCTAAATCCATAATTACTCCTATATTTCACTTCATTATACACTAAAACCTTTAAAAAGTAAAGGCTTAGGTGTGTGTTATTGTAGTTGTGCCTGCACCAACAGCTGTCGCAAAGTCGTATCTATCATACTTAAATGTTACACTAGCTGTTAAATATTGAATGTCGTTTTCTTGTTGTGCGTAGTTTAATCCAGATAGTGATACAGGATAAACACCTAAAAATCTTAATTCTGCAACTGGATTATTTTTACTTGATAATACTGTTAATGTTGCATCTGAATAAATTGCACCCTCAGAAGGAGCGCCGTATTTAACTTTTCCTGGTTCATTTGATACTGCATTTGTAGAACCTGGAAATCTATCATTACCTGCTTGTTGTAATGCTAAAAATTCTTGGTATCCATCAGGCGCACCTAAGCCTCTTAACCAATTATGTATTTCCTGATAGTTTTCTAAATTTTCATCTATCATAAATGTCATTACTAAATCTTCATAACTTAAATCATTTCCTGGTAATGGTCTATCTTTGAATGGTGTAGGTTGTACTAAAGATGTTAATGAACAACCAGGTATATTAACAGCTGTACAAAAGTATTCTACTTTAGGTAATTTTATAATAGAAAATTTAAATTGTGTTGGTGAAGCATAATCCAACTTTGTAGGTTGCCTACTATAACTATTTGTTACTGTCATTTTTTTCTTTCTCCAACTGTTTATCTACCTCTTCCCATTCTTTTTGAAATTTTTTATTTTCGTCCCATAAGTGTTCAAAATTTTGTATAGTTAAGCCTGCCACTAATAAGAATAGTGTTATAAGAAATAACCAGAGATATTGAATTAAAATCTTTTTCATATGGACTATTTATCCAAACGCCAGGCATAAAAAAAGGGGAGGTTTTTACGCCTCCCCTTTTTAAGTATTGGTATTAACCAAACTGATATTACATCAAGTTCGCTACTTGAACTCTTTGGTAGTATCTGTTTGAGTTAGCAGAACCAGCACCGTTGATAACAGCTGCATCACCAGTTCCAGCTTCAGCAAATGGGTTTGCTTGTAAGCCGTATCTAGTTTTGAAACCAATCTTCGGTTGGAAAGTGTCCTGACCAACTGCTCTTACCATTTGTAGTGGTACATATGGGCAATAGAACATACCAGCATCATAAGGTGAAGTACCTTTGTAGCCTACTACATAGTAGTGAGCAGACGCTGAGTTTGCACTATATGGATCAATGTACACTTTAAATCTACCGTTAAGAACACCAGCAAAAGTATTACCTGTGTCATCAACATTTAGATTGTTGTTAAGAGCTGGAGTATAGTCTAATACACCTGCCATTTGTAAAGCACTCGCTACATCAGCTGAAGTAATGATAATGTTACCTTTACCTCTTCTAGTTCTTTGAGCGATTCTGTTTGCATCTCTTTCCAATTGGAACATAAGACCTTTGAATCTCTCAACAGACCATCTACCGTTTGAGTCAGTATCTAAATCAAAGATACCAGCAGTAGTTACTGTGCCTGATGGAGCACCTTTTTCTGCGTTAATATAGATTGTTCTAACAACTTCTCTATTGATTTCCGCTAAGATTTCAGCAGATAGGATGTTAGCAAGTTCTGTTTCAGCATCTAAACCGTGGATAGCTTTTAAGTCTTGTGCTAATTCCATAGTGTATTCTGCTTTAAGAGCTCTTGACTTAGCAGTCACAGTTGATTTCTCAATTGAGAATGCCATTTCAGCAAACTGATTACCAGAGGCATCGCCTAGGGCTTCAGCAGCAGCTGTAGTCATACCAGTACCTTGTGTGTAAGTACCAGCAGGTGAGTCGTTAAGAACTTCTGGATTTGTGCCAGCTTGTGCTGTAGATGAGAAACCATCAACAGATGACCCAGCAGCATTTCTGCCTGAGAAATCTGAATCAGCTTCGTCAAATAAAGCTTCAGTACCAGTTTGTGACTGATATCTACTTCTCATTGCAAAGATAAGACCAGTTGGTCCAGACATAGGCTGAACACCAGCAATATCGTATGCGATAAGATTTGGCATTGCTCTTCTTACTAATGAGATTAAAATTGGATCCCAATTAGAAATAGAAGCACCAGTTGAGTTTGTAGGTGCAGCTTCGCTTAAGAAAGCAGCATCTTCTTTCATTGCACGCTCTTGGTTTTCCAAGATTGTAGCAGTTACAGCTCGTCTATATGAGTCGTTGATTTTTGGTAAATCTGCGTGCTCTAAGACTGGCTGCCATTTTTTTTCAAAAGTTTCAGATAAGTACATATCTTTTCTCTCTCCTCTATTATTTCGACAACTTAATGTCTTTAGTTTTAGTAATAGCGGCGGTATAAGCAGCCATGCTTTCCGACAAGTCCACATTTGTGGTTTCGCCTACCGCTACATCATCAATGTCAGATGACACATCTTTCTTCGCACCAAAGTATGATTCTTTGATAGTATCTACTTTTGCTCGGAAATCTGTTTCGCTTGTATAATCAACTTCTTCTGCAAGTTTGTTGAATTTCTCCTTAGCAACATCGCTTAAATCAGAAGCTGCTTCTTTTACGATTTCAGCTTTCTTCATTTCGCCATTTACCTTAGTTAGTTCAACATTCTTTTCGATTGACTCATTTAGCTTTTTCTCTAAATCATCAATCTTCGAAGCTTGGTCTTCTAAGACATTATATTTTTCGTCTGGGACATCAATATAATGGTCTTCGAATAGTTTTTTAAGACCAGAGATAAAATCTTCAGCGATTTCGCCTTTGATTCCTCTTTCCAAAGCGATTTCGTTTTCTTTCATCCATTCTTCTACAACATAGTTGAGATAAGAATCGACTTTTTCAACGAGAGCCGCTTTTTCATTCTCTAAATCTTCTTTCATTTTTTTATCGTAAGACGCATACATTTTTTTCTTCATTTCTGAAACTTTTGATTTCAGAGCAGCTTCAAAAATTGTTGCAGCTTTCGATTTAAATTCTTCAGATAAATCTTCGTTTGCCACTAAAGCATCTACATCAGCAGTTACATCAATGTTATCTTCTTCTTCGATAACTTCTTCAGCAACTTCTGTTGTTTCTTCTTCAGCAGTTTCCTTGATTTCTTCTTCAGAACCTTCTTCAGCTTCAGCTTCCTCTTTCTTCAGATGAGATGCTTCGGGAGCAACTTCAGCTTTCTGTTGAGGGTCGCCAGAAACTTCTTTTACTTTCTTTGTGGCGTCAGGATTGCTGTCTGTAGGTTTAACTACAGCTGCACCTAAATCTTCTGCCTCATTTGAAAGGTGTGAAGGTTCAGCCGCTACAGCATTCTTTTTCGGAGCGTCAGCCTGCGGATTAACAGCATTAGCTTCTTCTACAGTCTGCTCTTTTAACGCCTCAATTTTTGCTTCTGTTTCGGCCATTGAGAAATCTCCTTTAAGTTTTTATAAAATTTTATAAAATTTTCTTTTCTTAGAATATATTTATAAAACTACAGTTTTCTAATGAACGATTCAAAGACTTTTAGTTTTGCTTCTTCTAAAGCTCTTTGTTTCGCACTTCGAACTTCTTGTTTCCAGGCTTCAATATCCTTTTCAACAAGAACACCATTATCCCATACCCACTCTTTATTCTCCATGATACCTTGTACAAAGGCGTCAGGAGCGCTTGGGTCTGCGACAATATCAGCGGCAGTAGCTAAATAAAAGTCGTCTTTGACATAATTAGCACCGTTACGCTGTATTAGGGACCCCATACCACGACTAGATACGCCCAATTGAGCGCCTTCATCAATAAGACCTTTTACAATCTTACCGTATGGTGTGTCCATAATCTTTGCTTCACCGATAAAGTTTTTGCCATCTGGATGTAACTTAGTAATCATGTGTGATACTCGCTCTAAGTTAACTGTAGGACCGTCAGGATGACCTAATTCTCCGAATGCTCGCTTTTTATTGATGAATTCTTTGTTATATCTTAATACTTCTTTCTCAAGGACTTCCATAGGGTATACTCGGCCGTTTCTGTTCTTCATTTCGGCCTGTAAAAAGATACCTTTTATTTTATAATTTTTCTTGCCGTTAGTTTCTTCAACCAAATATTCGGCATTTGATACTTCTTCGGAAATTAGTTTCATGTTTTTAATCTCTCTTTTGTATAATATTTATAAAACTTTTTACCTAAACTCTATAATAATCGTATAGTTATCGCCATTTGCGAAATTTTTTGTAGATAAAAGTACATCTCCAGTAGGTGTAGTTGCGTTATTTGGTATCTCATCTCCCGCTGGTCTCAAATCCCAATAGCCGTTTCCTGATAGAAAAGCCGCTGTGGCATTTGTAGCCCCGTCCCAAATCAACTCTACGGCAGACTTGTTATTAGCAGTATTGATAGAATACCAAATCTTACTAATCTTTCTATTGCCATCTTCCGACATAAAAGTTAATTCTGAAGCATCTACTTTTTTTACCT